CAACTGGTCAGTACACGAACTATCAGTTGTAACTGTTCCAGCTGATCCAACTATTGGTTTTGGAAGAAGTTTGATAGAACCCTCTCAAGGTAATAGTATTAGTATGGAACAAGAATCTCCGATTGAGGAGATCAATTCTGCGGTTGAACCCGCATCAACAACAGTCCGTAACATGGAAGAATCAACTAAAGACACTGCGGTTGATACGGCTCCAGCCGTTGAAATCGACATCAAAGCCGAAGTACAACGTGCTATTGATGAAAACAATGCTCGTACAGCATCAATCACTTCGTTATGTCGTGAGTTTGGAGAGTATGGAGCAGAACAGCTTGCTGATTCACTTATAAAGGGAAATAAAACTCCCGAAGAAGCAAAAGCAGCTATCCTCGATCTTGTTAAAAACAAGGCAGAGGTTCGTAATACAC